CGGAGGTTGGAGGAATTTGCAACTCTTGGAGCCTAACCACATTTACCTGCATGGAACTACCCATTTACAGGATGACCGTGGACGAGGTGGATGAAGGGGTCCAATTCGTGGCCCTGACCGATATGCCGGCCATCGAACGGCCATTCCAAGCCTTCGCAAAGACACCACAACGCTTCACCGAAACAGGCGAACGGAGAGTGCTTACTGGCCCTCTCATGCTTGCAGACACCCCCATCTTTCGCAAGGACGAAACCTATGGCGAGTACTACGTCGTCTTTGACAAAGCGACCATCCGAAAGATAGTCCAAAAGTACTTCAAGCAAGGCAACCAGCACAACGTCAACGCTTACCACAATGCCGAACTGGATGGCGTGTTCATGTTCGAGTCATTTATAACCGACTCCGAGCGTGGCATCATGCCACCCAAGGGCTACGAGGACACACCCGACGGCTCTTGGTTCGGTTCCTTCAAAGTTGAAAACGACGAAGTTTGGGACAACCGCAACCTGTTCAGGGGTTTCTCCGTTGAGGGACTCTTCGGGATGGACAAGACCGAATCCGAAATGGAGGTCGCACTCGCTGGCTTGGCCGATGAACTTACCGCTTTTTTGCAACAATTAACCCCCACCTACAAATCCCACTAACTATGAACCTGAAAAACGCAATCGAATCCCTGCGCAGTGAACTTCGCAAATTCAGCACCCAAAAGCAGTCCTTCGCTGACTACAAGTTGACCGATGGCACGGTTGTCCGTGTTGATGGCGACCTCGTTGCAGGTACTGCCGTTTACGTTGTAGCCGAGGACGGCACTCTCCCTGCACCCGATGGCGAGCATGTTGTCGAAGGCGTTGGCACAATCAAGACCGAAGGAGGCAAAATCGTTGAGGTCATCGCTGCCGAAGTAGCAACCCCGGTCATCGAGCCGTTGCCCGTTGCTGCTGAAATCACCCCCGAAGTGGCCGTTGAGGTAACCGAAGAAATCAAGGAAGCCTATCCTGCCATGACCCCCGAAGTCGTTGAGGCCATCGTTGCCAAGCACCTCGGAGCCATCATGGAAGAACTCAAGGTAGCCTATGCCGAGATGGGCAAGATGAAGGAGAAAATGTCCGCATTCGCATCGCAGGTTGAAACCATGGCCGACATCGTCGAGAAGGTTTCCGAACTCCCAGCCGAAGCCCCAAAAGCAAGCGGTTCCGCAATCGTTGAGCAACGCAAGGCCCAAGCCTCGCAGAACTTTAACGCACTCGCACAAGCACTTCAATCACTCAAAAAAAACTAAACCCCTAAACCCCCATTAACAATGGCATATTCGTTCACAGGATTAACCTCCTACACCGACCAAGAGAGGCTCCCTCTCATCACCAAGGCCGTGTTCTCGGCCCGTTCAGCAGCCCTGTTCACCAAGCAGGTGGGCATCAAGTTCGCTGCTGCCCTCAACCTCATGGACACCGATGCACAATTGCAGAGCGGTGATGCTTGCGGTTACACAACTTCAGGCACGACTGCCTTCACCCAGCGGAATATCACCGTTGGCCGTATGAAAGTGCAAGAAACCTTGTGTCCTCGTTCCTTGGAGCAATACTGGATGCAGACCCAGTTGACTGCTGGCTCTACCTACGACAGTGTTCCTTTCGAGCAGGCTTTCTCCGAGCAGAAGGCTCTCCGTATCGCAGAAGCGTTGGAGAACGCAATCTGGAAGGGCAACACCTACTTTTCAGGTGTCAACCAGTTGTTGAACGCTGCATCGGGTTCAACCATCAGCGGTAACACAGGAGCGGTATCAGCCTCCGTTGGTATCACCACAGGCAATGCCATCGCCATCTTCGACGGCATCTACAACCAAATTCCGCAGGCCATCTTGACCAAGACTGACCTCGTAATCTTCTGCGGTTGGGACAACTTCCGTACGTTGCTTGGTGCGTTCAAATCAACCGCTAACGTTCTGTACAATCAGGTTGACTTGGCTGGCCTTGCGGATGGCGATATTATGTATCCCGGCACGAATGTCCGTGTCATTGCAGTCCCCGGCTTGACTGGCACGAACCGCATCGTTTCGTCTTACCTCGGTAACTTCTTCTACGGAACCGACCTTTTGTCCGATGAGGAGCAGTTCTCAATCTGGTTCTCCAAAGACAACGACGAAGTTCGCTTCCAAGCAGCCTTCAAAGCAGGTGTCCAAGTCGCTTATCCCGACCTCATCGTAGACTTCCGCTTGACCTAATGTGTAGGGGGGAGGGAAACCTCCCCTCACTTTTTTGTTCTCTTGAAACTTAAAACCCAAATACACATATGTCCTGCTCCTTAACAACTGGCTACGCCCTTGGATGCCGAGATTCAGTCGGTGGCATCAAAACAATTTACGTCCAATCCTTTATCCCAACGGGGTCCTGTAACGCTAACCTTTCAGGTGCGGTAACGGGCTTCACGGGGTACGCTTCGGGTGGGTTCTTTGAGTATGACTTGACCAAGGCTACGTCCTCTTTGACTGAAACCTTGAATGCGAGCATCGAGAATGGCTCGGTTTATTACACCCCCGAAGTAACCTTCACCATCAACAAACTGCAAGTCGCAGTCCGCAACGAACTGCGTCTGCTGGTCCGCAACCGTGTCATCGTCATCGTCCAAGACAACAACAACCGCTATTGGTTGCTGGGTTCTGCCAACGGCTTGGAGGCAACTGCTGGAACCGCTGGAACTGGTACTGCCTTCGGGGACCGCAGCGGATACGAATTGACTTTGACCGGGATGGAACCCGACCCGATGTTCGTGATTGCATCCACAGTCTTTTCACCATCGACTGCGCAGATACTCGGTTCGTAGTATCTTTGACTTAGGTTTTCATCATCTGAGGTTTGAGAGGGGCAGTCAGCAATGGCTGCCCTTCTTATTTTTACGGCCATGAAGATTTGTATCGTTTACAACGCCCATCCAACCGGGTGCAGTTACTACCGCCTTGAAATGCCGAACGCATACCTTGGCGACAACTACCCGGAGTTTGACTATGTGTGCGTTGAGAATATCACGACCATCAGCGACGAGGGGTTGAAGTCGATTGACCTGTTCTTGTTCAGCAGGCTTTGGTGTCAAGGCACGATGGAGCAGGTGGAGAACGTCTATAAAGCCCTCACCCAATTCGGGGCCAAAGTCATCCTTGACCTTGACGATTACTGGGTGCTTGAATCGGGCCACATCATGTACCGCCACTACCACGAGTCCAAACTCGCAGAGGTCATCCGCAAGCACATCAAATTGGCTGACTGGGTAACTTGTACCACCGAGCATCTTGCTGCCCGCATACGGCCTCTAAATGCGAATGTGAGCATCTTGCAGAATGAGCCATACGAAGCCTATCAGCAGTTCATTCCCAATCCCGAAGAAGAACCCGACAAGCACCTCGTCAAGTTCGGTTGGTTCGGTGGGGCGCAGCATGGCGAGGACATGGAACTGCTCAGGGAAGGGATGCAGAAACTACGCTGGGATGCAAACTTGGATGGCAAGTACCGCCTCTATCTTGGAGGGTGGAACGACAACAACCCCGTGTATGAAGGCTACGAGAAAATCATCAGCGACCAAGGGAACAACCCGAACTACGGACGAATCCAAGCAGCGGACATCTACTCCTACGTCGGGGGCTACAACTTCGTGAACGTTACCCTTGCACCGCTCCGGGACACCAAGTTCAACAAACTCAAATCCGAGTTGAAGGTCGTAGAGGCAGGGTGGATGAACAAAGCCATCATTGCAAGCGAAACCATCCCCTACACCGACGTAATCAAACACGGAGAGAACGGGTTCTTGGTCCCCTACAACAAGCCCAAGGACTGGTACAAGTATATCAAGCAGTTAATCCTTGACCCCGACCTGCGTAAGGGCTTGGCTGACAACCTCACGAGGGACATCAAGAAGCGGTTCAACGTGGCTGAAACCGCCAAGAAGCGGGCCGAACTATACAGGCAGATTGGGCGCAAATTGTGAAATTCGGGGGCATCGCACATTTACAAGCAGATGCTTTACCTGAACCCTGACACGACCAACACGATAACGGTTACTTGGACCGAGCGAGCCAGCACGGGAAACCGCTACATCCTGCGACTCACGAGCATTGCCAAGAACACCACGACGGACTACACCCTGCTGAAATCCGCAAATCTGTCATCTTATACCAACCGCTATGACCAATTTTCGATTGCCGTGGGGTCGCTTGAAACAGGCTCGTATAAGTATGAAGTTTACGATACCAATAGCACGGTTGCCGCTGCTTTGGCGGTCGTTGAAACGGGCTTGGCTTTTCTACAAACCGCAACGATAGGCTTCAACACCTACGCCAATTCAATCACTTACAACGTCTATGCCGGGGGCATATTCGACCCAACTTTTGACCAAACATTCAACTAATGAGCGTACAAACACGAAGCGAACTCCAAGCGAGCGCCTTAACCATTACCAACGAAACCGCTGCCGGGGCGAACACCGCATCCCGTGTAGGCGGTCTATTCGACGACCTTGCAGACACCGCAACGCTAAACCGGGAGCGAGGATTTGCGAACCTTTACCTCGACACCGACACGACTTTCACCCCGACGCAGGGGCAAAGAGTCAAGTTGACAAGTGCGATGAAATCAGGCGTTTTGTCAACCTACAACTTTTCAAGGACCACGACATCGCTGACCTACACAGGCACAACAGGGGCAACCCTTCGCATCGCTGTATCCATGGTCTTTGCGCAGCAGGGCAACAACCGCCAAATCAAAGTCTACATCGCCAAGAACGGCACAACGATTGACCAGTCAATGACCGAGATTACAATAAGCCACTCAGACGGCCATGCGATTTATACGGAGGCTTACGTTACAGGTGCGGTCAATGATGAGTTCACCGTCTACGTCAACGCAGTCGATAGCGGTGAAAGTATCACGATTTCGGCCCTTTCATTCACCGTACACACCCTATGAGCAAGTCAACGCAGCACTTCACCCAATGGTTGGGGATAGAGCATAAGGTTCCTGTAATGCTGGAGAACAGGTCCGGCAAATACATCACCTACGGCTTTGCGAACGAATACCCCTACTACCTGCTGGACAACTATCGCAGGTCGTCAAAGCACAACGCTATCGTGAATGGGAAAGTGAATTACATCATGGGCGGAGGCTGGCAGGCAGGGGATGACTTGACCGTAGAACAACAAGCCCGGTTTATCAAGTTCTTCGACGGACTTTCCAGCACGGAGGACCTAAACGACATCACCGAGAAACTGATCCTTGACTTGGAGTTATTCAACGGCTTTGCGGTTGCGGTTACTTGGTCCAAACTTGGGACCATCGCCAAAATGGAACACGTCCCGTTTGAGAAAATCCGGGTGGACAAGGAAGAAAAGATGTTTCAGGTGGCGGACTGGTACAACGACGACATGATGCAACTCTTCCCCAAGGTCGGGGACATCGAAAAAATCCCTGCATTCGACCCGGAGAATCGCCTCGGTAAGCAGTTGTTTTACTATCGTGTGTACGCAGCAGGCGTGAAGCACTATCCTCTCCCCGAATACATCGGAGGGAATGCTTGGATTGAGGCAGACGTACAGGTCGCCAACTTCCACAACAACAACCTACGCAACAACTTTTGGGGCGGTTACTTGATAAACTTCAACAACGGCATCCCGACCCCCGAAGAGCAGGGCGACATCGAGAGGCAAATCAAACGCAAGTTTTCGGGAACCGACAACGCTGGTCGCTTTGTGGTTACCTTCAACGACGATGCAGCCAAGGCCCCGACACTTGAACCGCTTACTCCGAGCGACATGGATAAGCAGTTCGAAATCTTGAACAAGGCCATCCAACAAGAAATCTTTATCGCTCACCGTGTAACCAACCCGATGCTTTTCGGAGTCAAGACCGAGGGGCAATTAGGTGGACGCAACGAATTGGTCGAGGCCTACGAGTTATTCAAGGCAACCTACGTCAACGACAGGGTCCGCAAAGTGGAGCGGATGATTAATTACCTCGGCTCCTTCAATGGCGTGGAAGGCATGGAACTTATACCCGTTGAGCCTATCACGGAGCGACTAAGCGAACAAGCCCTGTTGCAGATAATGACCCAAGACGAACTTCGGGAAAAGGCAGGTCTGCAACCGCTTGAGAAGCCTGCTGACGTAGTTGGACCTAATCCCCAACCCGACGAGCAACCGCAAGCCGTGGAGCAGTTGTCGAGCAACGACAACATCAAGAAACTATCGGGCCGTGAGTACCAAAACCTGATGCGTATCGTGCGTCAGTACATGCAAGAGAAAATCACTCTTGAGATGGCTCGGACTATGCTCTCAGCAGGGTTCGGTCTATCATCCCAAGAGATTGACACGATGCTCGGAGTGCAGGCCCAAGAGTTCAGCGAACCGACTTGGGGTCAAGATGACGACGAGGACTACGGATGGGGCGACGAGGAGTTCAAGGTCTTGGAAGTGGTTGCAAGCAAGTTTGGAAGCCATGCAGACGACTACCATGTCATGCACTCCAAGCCGATGCGGTTCGACACCAACATTGACGAAAACATCCGTTTGGCCTTTGCCGAACTGGGCGAGGAAGAGGTTGAACTTGATAAGAAGATTGAAGCGTATCGCAAGAAGAACCGGGATGCCAGCGTTGAAGAAATGGCAAAGGAATTCGGGGTCAGCAAAGCCAAGGTCGCCAAGCGAGTCGCCTACCTAATCACAAAAGACCGCTACCCAATCAGCAGGGCCGTAGACAAGATTGCCGAGCAGAACCTGCCCAAGAATGTCAAGGAGGTCGCAGAGCCAGTCTTGGAGGTACGTTACAAATACGCATGGGCCACGGGTTTCAGCAACAAGGACAAAGGCTCCAGCCGTGAATTTTGCAAGGTGATGCTTGACTTGGCTGGGCAGGGCAAGGTTTACACTCGTGAGGACATCGACGGGATTTCTGCAATCATGGGATATTCGGTATGGAATCGCAGAGGCGGTTGGTATCACACACCGAGCGGAGTGAATCGCCCCCAATGTCGCCATGTATGGGAGCAGCAACTCGTCATCCGTAAAGGCAATAAAATCAGCAAGGCATGAAGGCACTATTCATAAGCGAAGAAACGCTGCTCGACAATAGCATCATCAACGAGAACGTCAGTTACACCCAGATCCGTCCAACGGTTGTTAAGGTCCAAGAGATGCGGATTCAGCCAATCGTTGGCTCTGCACTCTACGGGGAATTGGTTACGCAGGTCGTCAGCGGTTCAACGTCTGCCCTGAACCAAACGCTGCTGGAGGACTACATCCAACCCGCAATGATTCAGTGGCTTTACTACGAGTTGCCAATGGTGTTGGCGTTCAAGTACATGAACAAGGGGATGGTCCGTAGAACGAGCGAGGAAAGTTCCCAAATGAGCATGGAAGAAATCACCCGGCTGACCGATAAGGTCAAGAACGATGCCGAGTGGTACTCCGAACGGATTACCCGATACCTAATGGAGAACCGCAACTCCTATCCCTTGTGGAACTCGCCTCCGTCTGCTTTGGATACCATCTACCCGAACGCAACCAACTACCGCACCGGGATGGTCTTGGACCGCAACCGAAGAATGGGAATCAGCAACTTGGACTACCCCTACCCTTACGGTCAATTCGGGGCGTGTAATGACTGCTAACGATGGGCGCACACAAGAAGAACATACTGAAACTGCAAAACTATGTCTTGGATAAAAATCAAGCAAGCCCTGCTGGACCTTGCCAACAACCATCCGCAAGTAAACTCGTTCGGAACAGGGGACCCGTTGGCGATAGGCACGGACAACACCATCAACCTGCGAACCCCAAGCCGTGAACGCATCGTCTATCCGCTGGTTTTTGCAGATGTTCAGTCTGCAAATACTGACGCTGGTACTTTGGACTTGGTGGTTGGGGTTTACTTTTCTGACCGTGTTGAGTCCATCAAGCCGATGGGCGGAGTGGTTTCGGGTAGCCCTACGCTGGGTTGGCAGGATAACGAGGACGAGGTCCTAAGCGACCAGTTACAAATCGCACAGGACTTCATATCGTCGCTTACAAACGACCCAAGCGAGGACTGGACCCTTAGTGCCTCCGTGTCGCTTACACGCTTTGTAGAGAGCCGGGACGACCGCACGGCAGGATGGCAGGCGACGATGACCTTTGAAATCCCCTACGGTCATTCGGTTTGTGAAATTCCAAGTTAAAAGACATTTACAATTAAACGCTAAAAAATGCCTACACCCATATTGCAACAAATGCTCGGCCAAGGTGGTACGATGGAGTTTATCAATGGATCCGTTACCGGCAAGAACTACGACTTCCTTGTAGTCAACACCGCTGCGACCTTCACAACTTTAACTGGAACTGGAAGCGAGAACCTGCTAACCGCTTACAACTTTTCGGGGGCTTCTATTTCCGCTGGCATCGTGATAAGCGGTCGCAATGGCGGTAAGATTACTGCCGTTACTCCTTCGGCCGGTACAGTCATCGGTTATACCTTCCTCTAATGCTAATCGGCTACGGCTACGGCTACCCGACCAATATGCTCCAAGGCGGAGTCGCTGCTGGGGTGTGGGCCTTGATCAACGCACGGGCTACGGCTGACGGTGCAACCGCTGCCGAGGCTGCCGTTGATGGATGCCTCTTTAATCGATTTGCAGTCATCTACAATTTCTAAGAATGCCGACACCATCGCTAATCCTTGTGCCTGCACGATTTAAGACGGGCAAACTCTACACACCCTTAGCAACGACTTCGGGCGGTGTGGTATTGGGTGCATCGGGCGACTTCAATGTTACCCGTGCAACGACTGCGACAAGGGTCAACGCAAGCGGATTGATTGAGGTCGTGGCTTCGGGGATTCCGAGGTTGGACTATCCTCTTGGCGGTGGATGCCCGGCTTTACTCATTGAGCCGAGTGGGACAAATGGAATCCTCAACTCGGAGAACACCGCAACAAATTGGGCTTTAGGCCTAAACCTGTCAAGCGGTTATGTGGATGTTATCGGTGTTAGTGGAAACAATTTAACCGTTGCGGTGAGTGGGAGCAACATTGGCTCATCAGCAGGAAGATTATCAAGGTCCAACAACAATGTTGCCCTTGCAAGTGGTAGCACATACACGATTTCTTTTTTAATCAAAAAAACGGGAACGCACACGATTGGTGGATATTATGCAGTTATTACGGGGGCAGCATCAGGCAACCTTGGTGGTGGATTTGATATAAGCGGTTCGTTTAGCAGCGGTTCGCTTTTTGCCTACACAGGCGTTACATCAAGAATCCGCAGGATTGAACTGTGGGGAACAGATGTTTATCGTTGTTCAGAAACCTTTACAATGACAGGGAGCGGTACGCTAACAAATTTTCATTTAGCACCACTTTCGGGAGTTACATCGCAACTTAACCCAGCAGTCGGTCTTGGCATCGCTTTCGCTGCTCCGCAAATAGAACTCGGTTCAGTTCCTACCACGTTCATCCCCACAACAACCGCATCGGCAACACGCAACGCAGAAGTCATAACCCTATCAGGAGCAGTCAGCGGATGCATCGGGCAGACGGAGGGGACGATTTATGCGGAGGTGGATATTTCTGCATTTGTTACAGGTAAGAGGCTTGTTGAGTTATCTAATGGTAGTGCAGCAAATAGAATGGTAATAAGTGTTCAAGGCTCTCTTATTCAATTTTTGGTTCAAAACGCAAGTTCTACACAAGCAACGATTGATAGCGCAACATTAAGCTCGGGAACATTTAAGGTTGCTGCTGCATACGCATCAAACGATTTTGTTTTTTATGTGAATGGCGTTAAAGCAGGTGAAGATTTTATTGGAACAGTTCCTACTCTTAATCAAATTAACATAGGAAGCACTTGGAACTCAATTCTACAATTCAATGACCACATCCGTGCTGCTGCCCTCTACACAACTCGCTTAACCAACACTGAACTCCAAGCCCTTACAACCTAATGGCTACATTCCGAAAATACGAATTTGCAGTTTACGCAGACTTCCGAACCATTAACGACTCGGAGGCAGCACCTCGCACGGTTGTTGAACTCGGACATATCAACCCTGCAAATCCAAAGGCTTGGTGCGTTGACATTCTATGGGAAGGCAGCGAACCGAAGAACTGGACGAAGTATCAAACTTGGCCGGAACCAGTCGGAATCCACACCTTCGCAGGATGGGACGAGCAGTACGCAGCCGACTACAACGAACGCAAATCACTATGAAACTCTTTCGCAAACGCAACCCCGAAACCCCAAAACTCCCTTTTATGAAATCAGCAGTCATCGCTTTACTTCGCCACCTGTTAACCTTCATCGGTGGTACACTTGTTGCCAAGGGCATCATCGACACCGCAACGCTGACCGAAATCATCGGTTCCGTATTGACCTTGTTGTCAGTAGGTTGGATGGCTTTGGATAAAACAAAGGGCGAACCGAACAAGTAATGAACCTGATAGAAACCACCATCGTCGGGAGCGTTGCAGCAATCGTCGGTGGAGCGGTCGCTTGGTTTACCAAAGGCCGTGTTGAATCGGACTCCCTGCAAGTCAGGCAAGCACAAGCGGTCCTTGCTATGTGGCAGGCTACCAGCGAGTCCCAAAACAAGGAATTAACACAACTTCGTAACGAGGTCGTAAGTTTGCGTCAGCGGTTAGAGGAAATGGAACACACCATCCACTCCCTCCAAGCCGAGAATGCCAAACTTAAAACCCTCGTATGATTCTACCAGCCACCAAGCACACCCGAAACATCCACGAAGTAACCTGCCAATCAGGGCAGGAGTTCTTACTTGTCAGCGACCTACATTGGGACAACCCCCATTGCGATAGAGGGTTGCTGAAAAATCATTTGGACGAAGCCGTCAAGCGGAATGCTGCCATCATACTCAATGGCGACACCTACTGCTGCATGGGGGGGAAATATGACCGTCGTGCGGACAAATCCCTGATTCGTCCCGAACACAACACCGACCGATACTTTGACGCTATCGTGGACACCTCGGTGGAATGGTTTGCCCCCTACGCCAAAAACATTTTGCTGATAGGATACGGCAACCACGAAACCGCTATCATCAAGCATGGCGAAACGGACCTCCTGCAACGCTTTGCAAGCACCCTCAACTACGCCACAGGGTCAGCGGTTCAGGTTGGAGGTTACGGAGGAACCATTGACATCCGAGTGCTGCACGATACAATCCGTGGAGTCAACTTCGTAGTGCATTATTTTCATGGGCATAGTGGGGGAGGCGCGGTTTCGCGCGGAGTAATTCACGATCAGAGGCTCCTTGCCGGGACCGAAGGCTACGACTTGACTTGGCAGGGCCACGTCCACGAATTGTACTACCATCAAAATATGATTCACCGCTATGACCGCTCAACCAAAACCCTCATTCAAAAACCTATTCACCAACTTCGCACGGCTACTTACAAGGAAGAATGGGACGGAGGCTACATGGGCTTTCATACTGAGCGAGGAAGAGGCCCGAAGCCTTTGGGAGGCTATTGGCTGAAACTGGAAACATCGCGGAATACCAGCAAAGACAACAAGGGTCCCGAACTTCAAGTCCACGCCACCTTCACCCCAGCGGATAGGTTGTACTGACCTGTACGATTCCTTCGTACATCTGCTGCTTTATCCCTCCTGCGTACCGCTGGCAGTTAGGTACAGGTAACCGTACTCTTTCTCTGCGTTAAACTGGGGGCAAGCCTTGGTTACACCCGGAAAGTCCCTGTGTCCGCATATTCGAGCGGTAGGGTACTTCTTAAGCCAATCAAGCAGCACCACGGCAATCGCTTGACGCTGCCCGATACTACGGTCGTCTTTGTCTTTGCCTCCAATGTAGGACACATGAAGGCTCGTAGCGTTGTGTCCCGCCACCCCGTTGGTCACTTTGTCGTCGGTTGCCAGCGTCATGATGTTTCCGTTGGGTTCAATGATTTTGTGATACCCCACGGCCTTCCAACCCAACCCCTCCTTCCAATGTTTGCGGATGCTGGCGATGGTGGTGTTCTTGGGCGTGGCCGTGCAATGGACGACGAGGTGGGTTATTTGGCGCATTATTCTTCGGGGTTAAGGAGGGGGTAATAACAGACGGTGTGGTCCTGCTCGGTGGGTAACTGGGATGCAGACACTTCATGGACTCCCGCCCATTGAGCCTTGGCGGGGTCGTACCCAAGCAACTCGCAGGCACGGCGGTACTCACACACGAGGGCGTGGTTCTGCTCCAGGTCTTGGGGCGATACCGCAATCATGAGCCGCTCCAAGGCATTGGTGAGGGCTTTGGCGGGTCGGGTAGAGTGGTAGGTCATACCGCAAATTTATACCCGATAGCGCAGAAATATGCCCAAAACAGAGAGTTTTGAAAATCTTATACCGCATCGGGGGTAAATGTTCCAAAAGAAAAATGACTACAATGGTCGCAAAAGGATAGAGGCGTTGTAACTTTGTCGGACACTAAACAACCAACCATGCCACAAACCATCAAAAAGTACCCCGTCGTCGTTGTAGAATCAGCGACCGACCCCGTGTCTAAAGAAACCTGCGGAGGCGACCAATACACCCTTGTAACCCCAAAGAGCAAGGCGAGAGCGTTTTCAATGGCCAAACTATTGAAGAAATTCTACGAGGTCCATGTGTACGAAGAAACCAGCACCGATGTCCAAGGCCATTGGATTTTCAAGAATGGCGTTATGACCCACAATATGTTCAACAACTAACCCCAAAACCATGACCCACGAAACCAAAACCAAACTCAAAGCCGCCCTTGCGACGGGCTACATCGTGCTGACCGCCTGCCTCGGCCTCGCATTTTTCGGCAGATTCATTCTTGCAATTATCACGAACTAAACCCACCAACCATGCACAAGTTTAAAACCACCAACATCAAAGGAAAGGACTATGTTGAAGTCAATCAACGGCTCCTATTCTTCCGCAACGAGCCAACCTATGCAGGTTGGTCCATTGAATCCGACCTCGTTGACCTGCAACCCGATAGGTGTTGCATCAAGGCAATGATTCGGGATGCCGATGGCCGCATCCGAGCCACGGGTCACGCCCATGAGGACCGCACCAGTTCCATGATTAACAAGACCTCCTATGTAGAAAACTGCGAAACCTCTGCCTTTGGCCGTGCGTTAGCCGCCCTTGGTATCGGGATTGAAACGAGCATCGCCAGCGCCAACGAGGTGTCCATGGCTATCGCCAAGCAAGAGAACCTCAACGACCTCAACGACAAACTCGGATTGGTCCCCGCATACGACGACCTCACCGCCGCAACGCTACGGGCGGACTTTATCTACCTGGTGCAGAAACTCCCCGCCGACCAGCAGGAGCGGTTCCTCAAGGACCTAGACCAAATGACCCCCGCCCGATTTGAGAAAGGCATCCAATTCATTCAAAACGAACTCACTAAAAAATAAGCCATGAACAACTTACTGACCCAATGCAACGCCGATGTGTTCAAAGCCATCCTTGAAATCAAGGAACAAAGCCCCATTATCGGTGAAAAACTTATATCCATCCTCCAAAAGCACGAATATTATTGGGCTATGACCTTTGACGAAGTGATGTGGTTCGCCGCTCACCTACCTTGGCCAATATGGGACCGCAAGGTCCACACCCTTAACTCCCTCTTCCAATCCCAACAAACCACCCAAATGCCATGAACCATCTCGTAACCATTCCCAAGTCGGATATATCCAAGCAGGACATCGCCGACATCGCCGCTGGCCTCATCCTCCGCATCGAGGAAGGCGAGGTCAACCCCATCGCCGCCCATGTACGCTTGAAGGCGGTCGTCAAAGCCCTAGAGCAAGTCCTCAAAGCAACCGAGGACATCGTGAGGGACGAAGCCGAAAAGCACGGCAAAACCTTCTCCGCCTTCGGGGCAGAAATCCAGGTCAAGGAGGGGGCGTTGACACCCGACTACACGCACGACCAAGTTTGGAGCGACTTGCAGGCAAGCATGAAAGCCCGTGAGGAACTGCTAAAGATGGCCTTCCGCAACGCTGGCAAGGCAACGGTGTACGACGAATCCACGGGTGAAGCGGTTCCCGTATGTCCCGCCAAAGGGACAAAACCATCCATCGCAGTAACTTTTAAAGCCAGTTAAGATGCCCGAACAACCCATCCAAAAGAGAGGCTCCCAACGCCGAAACCGCAACGCAACGGTCAAGGCCGTGTACCTACTGCTCAACAAGCCCATGCGTGTTGAACGATTGGCCGAGGCCGTAGATTTGCCCCTCCGCCAAACCTACCGAATCATTACCCACCTCAAAGCAACGGGGTGGTTGCAAAGCGACAGGTCTTACTACTGGCTAACCATAAACCCCTAACCATGCCCAAGCCCAAAGGAAAAGAAATCCAACGAAGAGTGGCCACCATCTACGCCGTGTCGTATCTCGCCTCACGCCCGTACAGGGCCACAGAACTCGCCGAAGTTCTTGGGGTGACCATCCGTACCACCTATCGAATCCTAAGCGATTTGCGGGCCTCAAATTGGCTCGTCCAAGATAACTGTACCTATTCAATTCAACCCAACCAAACCCCAATCCAAAACCCATGAGCGATTACACCCCACAACCCAACACCTTCACCTTGTTCGCCAACGACAAAGGCGACAACCCAAAACGGCCCGACTACCGTGGCGAAGTCGTCCTCCCCGACGGAACCAAGATGCGGCTCTCCGCATGGGTCAAAGAAGGCAAGAGCGGCAAACGGTTCCTAAGCGGCAAAATGGAACCATTCCAGCAGCAGACCAGCGGCGGGAATTTTGCCCCCCAAGATGGTGATATGCCTTTTTAGTGTAACTTTGTGACCTAATTACATTTACCAATAACCACCTCATGATTGCGGCCATGCGGTGTTTAGATAAAGGGTTCATTCCATCGTAACCCCTCGCCCTGGCTGCCGCAACAGTCAGGGCGTTTTTTTCTTACCCTATGGCAACAATTTCACTATTCAAGGCCGCAAAAGGAGCGGCAACACGCAACACCACGCCCGACGATCACCTGGACTTTGCGGAGTACATCACCAATATCCGTGACGGGTATTGGTACAACGAGGTGACCGCATACCGTGCCGCCAAGACCGACGAAACCAAACGGAGGCTTTCTGCCGTTACTCCCAGCGGCAAGTTCAAGAAGCAAGGCAGGGATGGCCTTGACACGCATTCGGGGATCCTGTGCATAGATATTGATGCCAAGGACAACGAGGGCGTGAACATGAAGGCTCTGCTGAATGACGAGTTTCTTCTTGCTATGCACAAGTCCACAGGTGGGGAAGGGTATGCCGCCTATTACCGTATCGAACCCGATCGCCACCTGGATGCGTTCTTCGCCCTGGAGAAACGATTGGCCGATAAGTACCACATCATCATTGACCCCGCATGCAAGGATGTGTCCCGCCTTCGGTTCGTCAGTTTTGACCCCGAAGCCTACCACACCGAACGCAAGGTGGCCGTATTCAAAGCCTACCTTCCTAAAGCCAAGGCAACGCCTGCACCAAAGTTCTATCCACACGGCGAACATGATGTGGAGCATATCGTCCAGCAACTGGAAGCCAAGCGCATTGACCTTACCAACTCCTATGCCGATTGGGTCAAGATTGGGTTTGCAATAGCGGCAAAGTACCAGGACATGGGTGCGGACCTATTCCATAGGGTGTCAGCCATATCCCCGAAGTACGACCCGCAAGCCTGCGATCGGAAGTACAAAGCCCTCTGCCAAACCAAGCAGAACTCCGTATCCTTTGCGTCCTTTATGTGGCTGGCCAAAAATGCGGGCGTTGAAATCCAAACCCCGCAAACCCGCCACATCGTGTCAACCGCCAAGACCCACCGCATGCGGGTGGGAACCAACGGCGGCCCCAAGGACATTGCCACGGCCACCGAAACGGCGGTCCGCATCCTTCGGGAAATTGACCAGGTAGATGTCGAGCAGTTGGATGAGATCGTCGCACACACCATGCAAATGGATAGCGATGAACTGAAAACCGCATCAACCGAGGATTCGCCCATCAAGCAGATCAAAGCGTACCTGCGATCCTACGACCTGCGCCGCAACGCCGTGACTAGAAACATTGAACTCAACGGCCAACCGATTAACGATACGGATCTCAATAATATTTATGTCGCTTGCTTGGAGAACTTCGGCAAGAAGGAGGTCAACATGCAACTGGTCAACGCCATCGTGGATTCGGATTTTGTCGTTACCTACAATCCGTTTTTGGAGTTCTTCGCCAAAAACGGCCACCGCCAACCGAAGGGGTGCATTGAAGCCCTGACCAACACGATCACCAGCACGACCCAAGAACACGCATTCGTGCAGATGTGTATCTACAAGTGGCTCTGCTCCGTGGTTGCAAGCATGCAGGGCGATTACTCGCTGGCCATCTTGGTGCTATGCGGGGACCAGGGTATCGGCAAGACAAACTTCTTCCGCAATATCCTCCCTGCCGAACTGCGGTCTTATTATGGGGAATCAAAACTGGATGCAGGCAAGGACGACGAGATCCTCATGTGCAAGAAGATTATCCTCTGCGATGACGAGTTCGGGGGCAAATCAAAGCAGGAGGCCAAGAAACTGAAGGAACTATCCTCCAAGCAGACCTTTAGCATCCGCAAGCCCTACGGACGGGTCCACGAAGATTTGAACCGTTATGCGGTCCTATGCGGGACTTCCAACGACGAAGAAGTCATCAATGACCCAACGGGAAACCGACGGATTCTGCCCGTGGTGGCCGCAAGCATTGACTGGGATGCCTATGATGCCATTGACAAGACCGACCTATTCATTGAGTGCTACCATGCCATTCAAACCCACGGAAGCGATGCCTGGCAGTTGTCCAAAGCCGAGATCGCAATCCTCAACGATCGGACCCAACTGAATGTCCAGCCCGCCGTGGAGAAAGAACTCCTGCTCAAATTGTTTACCATCCCCGATCGGAGCGACGACCCCGAAGGCAAGTGGCTGACCAACTCCGAGATCAAGGATGTCATTGAGACCTGCACCCGCCAGCATGTGTCCGCACACAAACTTGGAGCCATCCTAAAGTCCCTTGGGTGTCAAAAAGTATGCCGAAGGGAGCGAAATTTCCTCGGATGCTATTTTGTAGTCAGAAATTACGAAAGAAGTGACTACGCCCAAACGCCTACTAATCAAGGCATTCCGTTTTAAGTAGTCAGTGTAGTCAGTTTTGACCCCTATTTTACATTGGCAATATATACGAGCGTGTGCGTGTGTGCATGTGTGATGTATATCTACTCATAAGAAAAAAAGTAACTACAAGTGACTACACTGACTACAACCACCTCCACGCTATCAGGAAGGCCGTTTTTTGTAGTCACTTCTCAAAAATCAAAGTGACTACAAGTGACTACGCTCCGACCCTACCAAAACCAAGCCATTGACCAAATGCGGACAAGTATCGCAGAGGGCAAGAGGCACATCATCCTGTGCGCTCCGACGGGAAGCGGCAAGACCGTCATGTTCACCTTTATGGTTGCATCGGCCCTCCAGCGGGGGAAACGGTGCATCATCTTCACCGATCGGGTGGAACTGCTGAAACAATCCAACGGTGCGCTGGATCAGTTCGGGATCGTGCCGACGCTTATTGAAGCGGGCAAGCCCCGACTGGATGTGTCGGGGAATTGCTTCATAGCCATGGCGCAGACCTACGCCCGACGCAAGAACAAGGCCGACTATGCCGACCTCATGGCTGGCATGGACCTGGTCATCATTGACGAGGCGCACAAGCAGACCTTCAACCCTCTACTTGCAAGCATCCCCGCCAAGGCCGTGGTCATCGGGGCGACTGCAACACCGCTGCGTCGTGGGAACCAAGAGTGCCTATCCAAGTTCTACCAAGCACTCCACAACCCTGTGCAGGTCGGTGAACTGATACGCCAAGGGTTCCTTTCCAGTCCCGTCACCTACGGGACAAACTTGGACCTATCGGGAATCGGGATGCGGGGCGATGACTATGACACCCAGCAGATGGCTACCGTGTACTCCAAGCGGAGGGTGTTTGACGGCGTTGTCAAAAACTACGGGAGGCATTGCAGGGGCAAGAAGGCGATCTTGTTTGCCAGCAATATTGCATCCAGTATGGAAGTATGTGCCGCCTTGCACCTTGCAGGCCACAACGCCCGCCATGTGGATGGGACCATGGGCAAGCAGGAACGGGCCGATGTATTGGAATGGTTTAAGCATACGCCCGACGCTATCCTATGCAACTGCGATTTGATGACCACGGGATTTGACGAGCCAACCATTGATGTGGTGATCCTTTACCGTGCGACCGCAAGCCTGCCGCTATTCATGCAGATGGTGGGCCGTGGTTCCAGGGTAACGCCAACCAAGAAAGAGTTCACGATCCTTGACTTCGGGAACAATGTCAACCACCACGGGTTTTGGGAAGCCAACCGTGATTGGTCATTAAAGAAGAAACGCAAAAAGAAATCCGATGGCGTTGGCGGGGCGAAGAACTGCAAGGGCTGCGAGGCGATTATCCCCGTCGGGGCGATGAAGTGTAAGCATTGCGGCTACGAGTACCAGCGCAAGCCCCAAGAGCAGGGCGAGATGGTGGACCTGCACCTGATGACCAAAGCCCAGGGCATGCAGTTGGCCACGACCAGCAGCATGTACCAAAAGGCACAACTGGCCAAGGCCAAAGTAATTTCACCGTTCTGGGTGTTGCACAACCAATGCAAGAGCAAAGCCGAAGCCTTGGAGTTCATCCGCTACATGGGCTGGAAGCCAGGCTGGGCCTTCCACAACAAAGACCGTTTCCCAATCCTAAAATAACTTACCCATGCAAGAGTTCAAGATTCAAGCCGAGTGCTTCCAATGGCACTGGAATAACTTTCCCGACCAGCGTGGTCGCTTGTTTACAGTAAACAACAACGCCCCGTCTGCGTATGCTGGAAGCGTGATGAAGGCTATGGGCGTGGTAGCGGGGGTGAGCGACATGATATACCTATCCGCCGCTGGTGCCGTGTTCTTGGAGTTCAAAGACCCCAAGGGCAAGCAGTCCCTATCGCAGAAATGGTGGCAGGG